TGACTCGCGGCGTGAACCGCGATAAGTCCTTGCAAAAAAATTTTTCGATGTCAGTATTAAATCGTCGCCATTCATATCGGGGATAGGCAGGAGTTCCTTAAGTGCGATGCGCGGATGCGGCGACCGTGGGACTTTAATGCATCCAATCTCACTAATCCTGCCAATTTAATTTTATGAATCAACTTGACGAAATATCACACTCCGCCGAAAATGTAACACTCGCCTGCAAGAAATGTAATTTAGGCAAGGGCGACAAAATTCTTTACACGGAATGGAATCCTCCAATTTTAATCTATGCCTCCAAAAATTAAAAAACTTTCTGCTGACGAGCAGAAATATATTGAAGTTGCCAATGCCGTTGGGAAAATGGCGCTGGATGGGTGGAAAGCTATCTTTGGAAATAAAATTGGCGCAATCCGTTCCGCTGAACATTTGCAGTCCGCCTGTATTGAGCAAGCGGAAAATTTTATCCAAAAGGGAATGGTGTTGCAGCCAAAGCAATGGCAAATGGCAGCAGCGGCTCGACTGGCTGATTATCGCTGTCCTAAATGCGAGGAGCTTCACGCCACCGGTCAGATGATTGCTAAAAAATGCCCTGATTGCGGCCCGCGTTATATCGGTGTTGGCGGCGCACGCGGCGGCGGAAAATCTCAATGGATGATTTCGCAGGTATGTTTAGACGATTGCCAAAGGTTTAAGGGGCTGTCGGTTTTGTATGTCCGCAAATCCGCCAAAACACTTCGCGCCCAAATGTCGTCACTTCTCCGCAAGACATTAAAGGTTCCCGCCGATTACAATTTCCGAGAGCAGGTTGGCGTTGTGGAATTTCCAAACGGCTCACAAATTACAATTCGGCACTTCAAAGATGAATCTGAAATTGATAATTTTTTAGGCGAAGAATATGACGTGATTGCCTACGAGGAGTTGACGACCCTTTCGGAAGAAAAATTCAAAAACCTCAATTCATGTCTTCGCACTTCAAAGCCTGGATGGCGTCCGCGCGTATATGCTTCATGGAACTGGGGCGGTATCGGCCATGCTTGGGTTAAAAGATTTTTCTATGACCCGTTTTTGAAAAAGCAGGAAACAGATTCAAAATATATTTTAACGCTCGTCACCGACAACCGGCATAACGACCCTGAATACATCGGACAGCTCGATAGTTATGTGGGTTGGAAATATCAAAGTTGGAGACTTGGTAATCCTGATATTGTTTCCGGCAATTTTTTTACTCACTACCGCGAGGATGTCCACGTTTATCCATGCGACTGTCCAAATTGTAAATCCGAAGCAACATTCATTAAAAAGTTTGGGCAGATTAAATGCGCGGCCTGTGAGCATGAGTTTAATGGAACAACTTTTCAAGACGCAGACGCGCAACGATGGTTTGGCTCGATGGACTACGGCTCAAGCCATCCAAATTGCTTTCATCTATTCGCAGAAAACTTTGAAGGAAATGTTTTCACAGTTGGAGAGCTTTGGACTTTAGACACTGGCATTTCTGAAAATTCCGAATCCTTCCGCGATATGCTCCGGCTCCACAATTTAGAAGTTGGCGACTTGGATTTTATTTTTGCCGGCCAAGATATTCTAAAAACCGACCGCAAAACAAAAGATGACGGCTCAACGATTGCGACCGAGTATCAGGAAAACGGAATTACACTTACACCGATTCACATTAACCGCGTGAACGCATTTTCTCAAATGCAAGAACGGCTGGGCGATGTTGAGCGTGGAAAATTTCCGACGTGGTTTATTCACAAGTCATGCACAAATCTGAGGACTCAAATTCAAACAGCGCAATACGACGACAAAAAGCCAAACGACATCCTTAAACAAAATGCGGACAGAGAAACTGGGGAAGGTGGCGATGATGCCCTGGAATCCGCACGCAACGGAATTGTTGGAGCATATTCAAATCTTTTAACAGATTGCAAACCCGTTCAAATGGGTAGCTGGAAAGGAATGAGTCATCAGATTGAACAGGGCGGATATATTGACGTAGATGCGATTATTGCGGAATCAGAGGCGGCGGAGTTGGCGCGTCGTTAATCCAGCACATCCTTACTCTCACTCTTCCATCGCGCCGCACAAAAGTTTTTCTGGTGTATTTGTGAGACTTTACAAATTTAATTAAACCATCAACTTTTTTTGAATTGCTCATTCAATCGTCTCCACGGTGATTTTGAGTTTGGGAGGATGCGGACTTGTTAATTTCCTAATTTCATTCGCCATGACGTGCGGAATTGGAATCTCAAACTTCCCATAAACACAACCATCCCTAATTCCATTTGAACACATACCACTGATTTGAACTTTATTAATTTCGCAATTTGCTTCCGACGGAATTCCAATTAATTCAATTTTCATGCTCTAAATTTACCATAATCCAACCGCCTTAAAAATAAAATCCTTGCCATTTAGCAAGTATAAGCGTAAATGATTCTGAAAAGAATATGATTAAAATTATCGAACGTAAAAACGGCTCAATGATTTTCGTTGGATTTTACCAAAAGGATTTAGACGCGGAGGCTATTGCTGCGTTTGCTGAATCAGTTCAAAAACTTTGCGTGGACTCTCATAATGACCGCGCCATTGTTGTTCCTGATGGCACGGAAGTTAAATCAATTCTTCAAGGCAAGGAATAACCTGTGAGCAACATCGTTAAATATCACGGCGTAAGGGCGATTGTTAAAACTTCCGACGCCGCACCGACAATGACATATGAGCAGGAGCGCGGGCTTTTAACCGAAATTCAGGCGCGGCTGTCAGGGCTTGGCGAGCCGCCGCAGCTTGGCTACCGCGTCACGCTTGCCGACATTCAAAAGGCGATACGGATGTCCGAGATTGGTGAGCCGTATTATATGTTCGCGCTTTTCCGCGACATGATTGAGAATGACCCGCATTTGTCCGCAGAGATTGGCAAGCGGGTCATGTCATTCATGGGGCAGAACGAAACGATTGAGCCATTTGACCCTGACAATAAAGACGACGTTATCGCCTGCGAATTCATCGAGGACATCCGCGAGAATTGTGAAAACTGGCGCGAAGGAATGGTTCACTTGGCACAGGGGCATATCTGGCCGGTGTCCGGCGTGGAAAAAATCTTTACCCGCGTTGAACCGGAAGACGCCTATAAATTCCGTCATCCGACACAATGGAAACTTCAAAAACTTCATCCGATACCGTGGCCGCTTTACACCTACAAGATTGCCTATTGGTGGGGAGCGTGCGCCGGTTCAATGCCGGGAATGGGTCAGACCCCTGGTGGATTTACCGTTGGCACTGGCGCAATGCCGATTAATAATCCTCCCGGCAATTCCACCTATCAGCCAAAGATGGCTTCCGACAATGGGGTTTATGTTTGGAATCCGCAAGACTGGCACGCTGATTTAAGATTTTACGGGACGCTTTCAAATGGCTTGATTGATTGGACGCTTTCCATGGGATACAAGGCAGACAAGGCGCGGCACGTCATTCATTCCGCACAAGTCGCCACAAGCGGGATGCGCGAAAACTTTGGCTCAATTCTTCGCTCGTTAATTCCAATCTGGTTTTACAAACGCAACCTTTTAGATTGGTGTCTGCGTGGCATGGAACGCTACGGCTCGCCGTTTGCGATTGCGAAAGCGAACATCAATAACAAAAATGTTTCTGATTTGCTGACAAAGGCTTTTGACCAAGCCAGCAAAATCAATGCGTTGCTTGTGCCGAATGGGACAACGGTTGATTTGAAGGAGATTCAGACTTCCGGCATGGCCGATGGGTATTCAAAGATTATTGAATTGCTGAATACGGAAATGACTAAGGGGATTTTAGGCCAAACCCTTTCCACGTCGTCAAAAGGTTCTGGCATGATGGGCGGTTCGGGCGTTGCTGATTTGCACAGCGACGTTAAAGAGGAGTGGAGTCTGTTTGATAAGCGCAGTTTCTGCGATATGCAATGGCAACAGATTTTTGAGCAAGTTTTGCGGATAAATGGCTACAAAGGCCGTTGCCGTTCTGTCCGTGGCGGTGTCAGCGCAAATCAGCAAGCAATGCTCGCCAAGACCCTGCAATCGCTTTATCTGTCCGGCGTCCGAGTCAAGGCCGAGGAGGAGCAAAAGCTGACAAATACATTTGGATTTAAGATGGAAGTTTTTGACCCGTCAGAGCAAAAAGAAGATGCCGATGCGAAGTCTAAAACCGACAAAGCGAAAGCCGACCATAAGAACAAAAACAAGGGGGTAATTCCGTGACAGTCGATACTTTTAATGCAGCCAAATTGCTTGGCAAGAGCTACCGGACAGTTTTAAGGTGGCGCGAGCAAGGGCGGATTAAAAAGGCGTGGCGAGCCTCTGGCGAACGACAAAGGCAGGACGTGAAACAACCGCCGTGGCAATTTGACCGGGACGAGATTTTAAGTTTGAAAAATGCAAGTAACGCGAGATGAATGGAGTCCGTTGTTTCAATCCCTGAAAGACAAGGTTTCAGCGGATGCGCGAAGGGAATTGCTTTTCAAACTGATTAACGAGATTCGGTTTATCACGCAACAAAACTTTGGAACTTCTGGAATTGATAGGCCGATGCCGTGGCAAATTCTCTCGCCAAACTACGCATGGGAAAAGAAAAAGGGGGACAGAACGCCGACGCTGATGCTCAAAGGCGATTTAATCCGTGGATTCAGAACTACCGTTGGCGATAATTCCGCTTCATTAACCAACGTGTCACCCTACGCCGATGAACATCAATTTGGAGTTGGCTACAAGAATCTTCCTGCTAGGCCGTTTTATCCAATCAATGAGGATGGCTCTTTAACTCCGTTTGCGGAGAAGTCGCTGGCGGAAGTGGTGCAGAAGCATTTCAACGCCCAAAGTTAATAGTTGTGAAGTTGTTCCATTTTTGTTGAAGTGTCATTTCCGAATCGTCGGAATAATACGATTTAAGAAATTCTGCAAGGCGTCTTGAGATTGGAAGTTTGAAGTAATTAACCGCATCCGGCTCTTGAATTTCGGGCGGCTCCCGCCCCATAAATTCCCAATCCGGCTCCGCAAACTCCTTGTCGTCATCCATCATGTAAGAAATCTCCTATTCAACCAAAAACATTTCCTAACGTTGGCGCAAACAGGAATAAAGGCAAAATGCCAGCGTTTATCCTTAATGCAAAAAGTTTTCCAGAAAGTGAATTTCATTGGATGATGGTTGCATTTGCCAAAAATGTTTTATTTCCAATAGTGACTGTGCATCCCTCAATTATTTTAACCCGCTTCACTACATGACCATCGTCGGATATTTTCTTGCGGTTTATTGATGTTGAGTTAAACGGTTTCTGCAAATCGTAAAATCCCCAAAGTTTCCGCTCCCAAGCGGCGGCAATCTTTCGGATTGTGGCGGATTCTTTTTTCATTGAATAAAAATATCTTTGGACACTTCGCTGAAAATAATCACGCCATTAAAGATTTGGCGTTTGTTGCCGTTGTTGACGACAACCCGTAATCCCGTTGGCTTTCTCGTCACGTCTGCGCTTGTGCCTTCAACGATTTTTGCGGCTTCGGTATTGGGTAGAAAGATGGCGAATTTTTTCATTTCCGAAATCTTATCATGCAAAACCACATAAGCAATACACCCCATAACGATTGAAGTTTAACTAATTCAAAAGAAAAGTGGATTTTACAAAGTTGGACATAAATAAGGTTTTTAGTTGCGGGAACCATTAGCTGCGATTATTTGTCCCATAGTGAAACGAGACACAATTCAACTTTACGGCGCGATTGAGAAGTTTGACGCTGCCGCTGATGGTTCGTTAATGGTGTCTGGTATTGCCTCGACGGAAGCCGTGGACGCAGATGGTGAGATTGTAACAGCGGACGCGATGCGGAAGGCTCTCCCCTCTTATCTCCAATGCGGCACAGTCCGCGAAATGCACCAACCGATTGCCGCCGGCAATCCGATTTCCGCTCATGTTGACGACGACGGAAAAACCCATTTCACCGCGCACATTGTTGACGCGGGAACGATTGCCAAGATTAAGGCGAACGTCCTGAAAGGCTTTTCCATCGGCGGCAAGGCGATTACGAAGGTTGGCAACAAAATCACCGAAATCCTTTTGAAGGATATTTCCGTCGTTGACCTTCCGAATAATCCTGAATCCTTTTTCACCGTCATCAAGTTTGACAAGGCTGCTGACGACAAAAAACACAAAGACGACTGCGATTGTGACGACTGCAAAAAATCCAAAAAAGAAAAATCTATGAGTGCCGAACTTATTAAAAAGTTTGACGACTTGGCTGCTACGGTTGCCACGCTCGCCAAGTCTGTTGAAACCCTTTCCAAGCAAACCCCGCCCGATTTGACCAAGATGGAAAAGTCACTTGGCGATTTGGAGAAACGCGCTACGGAAGCCGCTGCCGCCTTGGTTGAACAGGAGCGCACCAGCCTGATTTCCAAGATGCAATCCGAAGGCCGTGTGATTCTCGGCGAAAAGGGACTCGGCACGAAGGTTGAGGATTTGCAGAAGATGGATTTGCCGTTGCTCAAGGCTCTTTCCCGCAACGCGCAGATTTTGCCGACTGTCGCCAAAGCGACTTATTCCGGCACGGGCAATCCGCCGGAAGTCCAGTTCACCAAAAAGGACAAGGACGGCAAGGATGTCAATCTTTCCGGTTCGGAACTGATTCAAAAGGCTTGGGGCGGTTTGACCTTGGAAAAAATGATGGCCGCTGGAACGACTGCTAATTTAACCAAATAATTTTATGGCTGCTAATCAATTTCTCACCATCAAAGACATCGCGGCTCTTGACCGCTTGACCGACCCGGCCAGCGTTGGCTTGGTTGATAACATCGTCAACGTCGTTCCTGAATTGGACGTTGTGCTTGGCCGTCCGATTCCCGGCATCAGCTATGAAGCTACGATTTTGACTGCCATTGGCAGCAACGGCGGTTTCCGTAAAATCAATTCCGGCAATCCGTTTTCCTCGATGAGCATTGACGAAAAGCGGTTCAACTGCTTTCCGTGGGACGCTCCTTTTTCCGTTGATGAAGCCTTGCTGATTAAAAAGGCTGGCGCGGGCGAGGCTCCGGCGGAAGTGCTGGAAACCTTTGCGACTTCCGGCGCACGTCAAAAAGCTCTCGACATGAGCGCACAGTTTTATCTCGGCTCGCTTGCTGACCCGCTTGGGCCTCCCGGTCTGATGGATTTTCTCGTCACGCAGCGGACGCAGATTGATTCCCGCACCGGCTTGAAAATTGACCAAGTGATTGATGCTGGCGGCACGGCGGCTGGCAAGTGTGAAACGATTTGGTTTATCAAGCAGGGGCCGCAAGGCGTTCATTGGCTCTTTGGCAATGGCCGTGGTATCACGATGAATCCTTGGGTGCGTCTGCCGGGTATGCCGTCGCCGGACTCGACTCCCGCGAATCCGCGTTATCAAACCGCGTGGCGTTCCAATATGTTTGGCTACATCGGAACGAGCATGGCGCAGTATCATGCGGTTGGCGCGATTATCAATGTTGATGTCACCAACGGCACGACTACGGCGAACGGTCTTTTCAATGATGCTCAAATCGCCAAGCTGTTTGCCAAGTGGCCTATCAGCATGAAGCCCGATATGGCTTTCTGCACGCAGAATGCGGCGGCAATGTTGCAGCAACAGCGCACCGTCACCAACTTTGTGAGCGGCGGAAGCCGTGAATGGACTGGCGCGGCAGCTCCGATTGCGGCGTTCCCGACGCACCTGCCCACGATGGGTAACATTCCTTTGATTGTCACCGATGGCATCCGTCCCGGAAACCAAGTTGTCCTTTAATTTAAATACCATGAAAAAAATTCTTTTAATCTGCGCGGCGGCTACGTTGGCTGTTTCCGCTTTCGCAACTGGCAGTGTTGGTGTTAATCCTCCGCAAAGTGGAGTTATCACCGTCACGAATGGCGCGCAGTCTGTCACGAACACGTTTGCGTATCCGTTTCAAACAACTCCGGTTCTGGTTGTTTATTGCAATGCCACTAATGGCACTCCAGTTACAAACAACTTTGTCACCACAACGAATTTTGCGATTTCGTTTCCGGTGGCAGGAACGAATGACGCTTATTCGTGGCAAGCTTATGTTGGCGGGACTCGGATGCAATCTGGCTCGGTTATTTCCGGCGGCGGCACGAACGTCACGGTAACATTTGCGAACGCCTATGCCGTTGCTCCGGTAGTTGTGGTTACTGGCAATTCAACCAATGCCGCAAACACGATTGGAATTCCTGCTATCACTACTACGAACTTCACGATTTTGTCCAACGGCAATTCGACGAATCAATGGATTTCAGTTGGCACGGTGTATAATCCTCCGAGTGATTACACTGGTCAAAATCCGCGCAATAACACTGTGATTTACTAATCTTATGGCACGAATCATCACCAAAGAAGACGAAGCGCATCCGGCGCATCCGGCCTATAAAAAGGCTCATGCCGATGTCGCTGCTGAAAAGCAAGTCAAAGTGCCGGAACCTTTGAAGGAAGAAAAGCAAGTCAAAGTGCCGGAACGGAAAAACGAAACCAAACCTGAATAAATTTTATGTCACTTATCAATGTTGCTGTTCAAGATGCTGCGCTGTCCATTGCGCAGGCTCTCCCCGCCGCTGGCGCAAATGTCACCACGCCGATTCTGGATTTGCAAGCTGTTGCGCCTAATTCAAACGCTTGGCGTTTGGGGCGTATTCAGGTTTCTGTGCCGGCCCTGCCTGAAAATGTTGGCGCGGGCATTACCATTGCCTTGCAAGCTGCGCCTCCGTCGCTCGTTGCTGGCGCGGCGTCCATCGCTCCTAATTCCGCTGTTCCCGGCGCGTTTGTGACTCCGGTTTGCGCCCAGACAGTTACGATTGCTGGCGTGGCTGGAGCCGGCTCTGCGGCTCAATACGCTTACTTCACGCTGGCATTTGATTCGACTGGTTCAACGTATCAGTTTTATCAATTCGTTATCACGACTCCCGCTGGCACGGTTACGGTTGGCGAGATTGTGAACATTGGCTGGATTAACGGCTAAACTTGTGTGTTCAATGAATTTGACAACGGATTTTATGACGGAGCGGGATTAGGTTATCCCGCCCGTCAATCCCTTGTCGGATTCGGTTTTGACCCTGACTGCTACATTTCCACGGCTCAAATTGCTCCGTCTGCTTACGTTTCGCAGTCTTTAATCATCGCTAAACTTGGCGGATTAAATCGTTTAATTGAGGCTTGTGATGATTCACAGCCGCCGGTTGGAAGTTTAAATCCCGTCAATCCGCCGAATAATCCAGCGTATCTTACTTATCAGGCGGTCATTCAAAATGTCGTTACGGAGATTAACGGCTACCTTTCTTCCATTTATCCGCTTCCGTTGGTGCAAACTGGCACGATTGCTGTTTTAAGAGTGTTGACAGTTGATGATGCTGGCGCGGTTTTAACCTTTGAAATTCTTGAAGGAGGAAATTATGCTGTCGCCCCAAATGTTGACCAAAGTCCCGTGTATCTACGGCACATTGACCCGCTGGCAAATTCCTATTGGTTCGGCCAAGACTGGCAACAGTGTCAGAAAGGTTCTGGATTTAATATCACCGTTGCCTATCAAGACCGGAATTATTCCGACGAAAGCGGCCAAGTCTTGCAGGCGCAAACCATAAATGGAACGCCAGTCATTGTTTCTGGAGGCTTAAATTACAAATGCGGCGATTTGCTGGTTCTGACCGGTGGACAATCCTTCGTTCCCGCAAAGATTCGTGAGGCAGCTTTAATCCTTATTTGCCATTCATTTTACCAACGCCGTCTCGCGCCTGACGAAAAGAACATTTTTGAAACGCTGGCAAAAATGTGGCGCGATAAATTGACAAGCATTGGCGATGGGGGAGACGAGCAGCTTGACGGCACTTACAAGCGGTTTTATTCCGCTGGCCAAAGCTGGAATCAGCAAAGCGTTTTGTTTGGAGCAAATTCATTGTGAGCGCGATTAAAAATAAATTGCTGGCGATGCAAGCCTTGCTTGATGGCAAGATTGATTCTGCGCCGTGCTTCATCGCATCTGATAAGGTTCACGCTTGGGAGATTCTTAAAAATCGTCCCGGCACGGCCAAAATTGCCGTTGGCTTTGGACGTGAAGATGCCCGCGTTAATTTCCCTGGCGGTGACATCACGGGCAGGGTTAATCAATACTTTTACGCCACAATCTCACGCGGTCGCGGACTCGCACAAAATCGCTCTGACAATTTGATTTATGGTGCAGGCGGTGGGAAGCCGCTGTTTGAATTGGCGGAAATCATGCGTGATGCTTTACGCGCTATCCGCTTTAATCCCGTCAATGACGAGCGTCCTGATTATATCGGGATGGCCGAATGGGATTTGCAGACTTTTGGAATAGACGCCTACGAGGTTCGGATTTGGGTGGGGACTCAACTGCCGATGGAGCAACCGATTCAATTAAACCTAGAACCACATTAAAATTATGAGTGAAAATGCTGAAACTGTTCCCGCGCCGACGCCGGACGAAGTGAAATTGCAACAGCGCAAAGAGCGCGAAGCCAAAATCAATGCCCGCATTGAGGAATTAAAAACCTTTGAAGGCAAAACCTTTGTCCGCAATGACGGAACTGGACTGCCCGTCATTGTCAAGAAATACGCCGGAATGTTTTTGAAGGAAGGCCGGATGATTTACACCTTTGAAGTCGAAACTCCCGGCCATGCCGCTTGGAAACCGTCCGCGACTGATTTTCTGGCGGAGTATCACGTTATTGAATCCGCCGCAACCGCAACCGAAGTTGAACCTTATTAAAATTTATGACAACCGCTGGCAATGACGCGACTCTTTGGAGTCCAAACTTTCAGGTTTATGGCAATTCCTACATCGTCTGGGGGACGGAAGGAATCATGGGCAATTACATCGTCCTTTCCGCCAGCGAAAGCCAGCGGATTGAAGAGATTGACATCATGCAGGGCGCAGGCTTTACGGCCATTGTCGTTTTACTGATGGACGGTAACGACGTTGACATTGAAGTGATTGACGACACGTCCATCACGCCGCCGACGATTGCTGGAAATCCGTATTTGTTGGTGACTCCTTATGGCACAATCCCGATGTTGCTTGTCGGAAATTCTGCCAACCAAGCTCCGAAACGTGAAGGTCATCGCAGCTTCAAATTCAAATCGTTCACGGCCATCAGCGGCCTCCACATTCTGGTTGGAATCGGTATGCTTGCCATGTCATTTTTTAATCAATGAATATCAGGGCCAACATACCAGACATGAATTTGATTGGTGTTTATTCCATTATAAACACAGTCAATGGGAAGCGGTATGTTGGCAGCACGGCGATTTCATTCTCTGCCAGATTAGGTCAGCATGAGGTTTTACTTCGCGCCGGCAAACATA